TTAATTGCAAATAATAATATGGATGTGAATGAAATGAAACTAGCAATTCCTCAGATTGGATTCGATATGCCTATTACCGATTTAATCATGGAACTAGAGGCTGCAAAATCGTTAGTTGATGAACTACGAAAATCTTACAAGGAAGAGTGTGAACTTCACATGAATGACGGAAGAGTAAAATACTAAAAACTATGCTAACAATATCAAATGTAAAGGTATATGACTTGGAAGAGTCTGTTATAGCGTGCCGAAACGCGATGCGAACTGAACCTCCTGAGTACACTGATGAGGAGTTTCAAAAATCTCTCGCTCGTGCAATCAAGCTGACACAGGCGAGTGCTAACGGGAAAGTAAAGTGTCACGACAATTATCTGACAGGCATTCGTGTCTCGTTTGATGTAGTGTACCCACAGTACTGGACACCAGAGTTTCAGCGATACCACTTCGCTGACATTGTAACCTCGTCAAGTAAGATGCACCGACTGTGTAAAATGGATTTGCGAAAGTCGTGCAACAAATACGTAGACGAGCGTCAAATCGTTGTTCTACAGGAGTGTGTTGATAAATACAACGATGACCCAAGTTATGAGAACTTCATGCGAATGATATCAAACTGTCCTCTTGGAATTGAGTTGTTCATGCGAGTTTCAACTAACTACAAACAGCTTCAGACAATCTACTTCCAGCGAAAAAATCATCGCCTCAAAGAGGACTGGGGAGCGTTCACTGATTTCATAGAGAACTTACCGTATTTCAACGAGTTAATTCTTGGAAAAACCGAAGAAGAGCAGTAAAATTACTGCTCTTTTTTCATATATTAACTGTGAATAAATGTATTATTTATGAAAGATTTTGAAGGAAATATCGTGTCAGTAGGAGATACAATTTCAGGAATATATATCAGGAAATACATCTAGTCTTAAAACATATATCGTTGTTGAAGATAGAGGAAACACAATATTTTGTGTGACACCTTCTGAATTACCTAATTATATGTCTGGTGTAAAAACGAGATGGTGTATGCATGAGTTCCGCTCAATCGGAAAGTTTGTGATTATCAATAAATCGGGTAAACAATGAAAGACTTTAGAGGTATTGACATCTGTGTCGGTAACACTATCGCGTGCGTGTATTATCATTCTGGTCAAAACTATCTTGAAGAGTATGTTGTTGTACGTGATTTAGGAGATGCGATTGTAGTTGTGCAGCCTGAAGATGTACAAGAGTTTGCGAAAGATACTGCTCAGAAATATCTTAGAACACGAAAGCTATCAAAATCCGACAGAATAACCATAATTTCAGAACTAACAAAAAACTAAACAAATATGAGCAAAGAAATTTTTATCGTAAATGGTACAGAAGGCACAAAAATCGTGTCTGCGCGTGTACTTGCAGCAGACATCAGAAAGAAACTTGAAAATCAAAGTTACAAACGTTGCGACGTAGAGTCCATCTCAAAGGACTTGGTTCGTGATTATAAGGGACGCGCTGTCACTGAAGAGGATTATGTGACACTAGTTAATCACACCGCATGTGTAATGACCGAGTACAACGTGCTTACTCCGTACAAGTACATGATTGCACGTGACAGCATGTAAAAATGACGTATAACGGCCGATAAACTTTTTGCAGATAAGATACTCAGCAAAACTGTTTTCGTGTCTTACACGTCAAAAAAAACACAATATAAACAAAAAAGAGACAGGCTTACGTCTGTCTCTTTTGTTATGGTTAAATTACTGCGTAAATCAAATACTGTGCAGGCCAACCTGAACTTGCTCTTTGAATTTGTTTTGTTTTTTACTCTATCTTTGCCGAATACATTACAAAATTCTTCAGCGCACTTGTTTGCAAATTTTTCAGTTCTTTTCTCTTCTTCAGTATGATTTTGTCAATAAGCCTACCTATCTCTTTTATCTTCCCGTTCCGGTGCTTGACAATATACTCTCCTGTAAAGTTTTCATAATTCAATAATATGTTTCGGTATACCCGTAAAAAAAGAGAGTGATTTTGTCACTCTCTTTTTAGTAGATATTGTTACTCAATTAGATGAGGAAGGAACCAGTACCAGCGGTCTGTACCATGAAAGTATAGTAAGACTGCTCTGGGTGGAAGCCAGCGTCAACAATTGCGAAGCGAGAGTTAACCAAAAGCTTAGGAGCCATGGTACCCTCAACGATAGTCTGAACAGTGTCAGCGAGGATGTACGGCATGAAGATTACGCCAGGGTCGTTTCCGTTAGACTTGCGGCCTACGCAGATACGAGTGTCGTTCCACTGCATGTAAGGGTCAACGTAGAGGTTGATACCAGCGATAGAACCTGCGAAGTAGAGGCTCTTAGAACCATCCTGTACAAGAGTGTTAACCATCGGAGCAACTACGAATGCAGAAGCATCCTGAAGAGCGGTAAGAATCTGAGTGTTGGATACAGCCCACTGGCCACGACCACGACGAGATACGTTAGCGATAAGGTTAGCAGCAGCGAGGAGACGACTCATGATACGACGTTGGTGAGTAGTTACGTTCTCAGCAGCGGTGTTCTGGATAGCGTTAGGAACAACGCGAGTCTTCAAGTAAGAAGGTTCTGCATCATCCATGCCACGATACAACTTGTAAGCGTCGAACTTATTGAGTGGCTTACCTTTGAGGTCGTTAACATCGTTCAAGTAGAGGTTCAAGTCAACACCTTGGATACGATACTGGTTGTTAGCGTTGTCAACACCAAGACGGAATACGCGGTCAAGGATGCGGTTGTTGATAGCCTGAGAAATTTCGTTCTGCATAGCTTCGAGTACTTTACCGATTACGTCTACACCGTAAAGAGGCATATCCTGAAGCTGTTGACGAGTTACAGAACCAGTTACTTCGTAAGCACCCATCTGAACGAGTTTGGTGAACATACGAGCACCGATAGTGTTACCTACGCCAGTCTCATTCTCTGCACGAGACATTGGGTCTTCAGAACCGTTGAAGTTAGAGAACTCCTGAACGTGGTCAGCAAAAGTAGCAACCAAGTCAGCTTTGAGAGCGCCAGCAGCAACGGGTACAGACTGAGCGATGTTGGTGATAGAAACACCAGTAGCTTCACGCATAACGTCAGCGATAGAGATATCCTTAGAGTTTACAGCATCGTAAGCTTCGGTTACTTTGAGGATGATAGCACCTTCAATACGAGAGTAACCGATGTAAAGACCAGAGATGTACTTAGCAGCTTTGTCACCTACAACAACTTCAGCTTTGTCAGATACAGAGAGTGCCTTAACAGCAGCCCAGTTATCGTCATCCCAGTTAGCGTTTACTTTGATGTAGATAGGCTTGTTCTCAGCGCCAGGACCGAAACCGTCTACAGAGGTGAGGTTACCGATTGCATCGTATTTACCACCAGCGTAAGGAGTGTCCATGTAAGAAAGCATTGCCCAAGGACCGTTAGCAGGAATAACCGGAACAAGTTCAAGACCGATAGTTACAGCAGCAACTTCGAGAGACATGGTAAGAGTAGACATTGGAATGTCACCAGAACCAACTACTTGATTACCGAATTTACCACCAGCGATACCAGCGTTAGACGGCATCTTAGGGTCGCCAAGACCCATTGTGTTAAGAGGAGTAGAATAGATACCACCGGGAAAATTACCGTTGGACTGAACACCCTCATAAATCTCATGGTTCTGAGCATACTGACTCATCCATGCCAACTTATTTGCGTCTTTTACACCATACTCTTCGGTAATGATGTTAGACCATTTTTGTTGAGTTTCATTAAGAAGCATATTCGTTAGTATTTTTTTAATTTGTATGATTTAATAATCAGAAATGTAATACGTAAAATTTAATAAATTGATAATCAATAAGTTACGTATATTATAGCATTCTAGTAAGGCGAGAAAAATTGGCACTACTGATAGACTCTTGGTCGTAACTGTTGTACATATTCTGGAATTGTGCCAATATCTCATCTTGTGTATTGAGCATACTGTTCATATCATACGGATTGTACGAGTTATCTCGCTCTTCAATTCCGTTTGTAGCAATGAACATCTGACAAAGTGATTTGTACTGAGGGTTCTCTAAAGCGAACACCATCTGTAGTTGTGACATCACCAGGTCATCGTGACCGAATGCGGCAGCGTATGTTCCATTTCCTTTTGAGTCTGTGAAATTCGCAATTTGATTTAAGAATAAAGTTGAGCGGTTCACTATTTCACTTTTCTCAAAATATTGTTTGAACAAACTAGTGCCTAATTGCTTGGTTTTGCTGGTGATTTTCTTACCGAGAGTGTATCGTGTCATCTCTTCATTCCAGTACTTCATAATCACGTCTTCGTTGAAACGGTACACATTGGCAGGGTCCTTCTCAATATTCTCTATGATGTACTTTGCGAACAACTCACCATACAGGTTGTACTCAAGAGAGATTAGGTACTTGTTTATGTCCAGATAATTTTGACAGAACTGTTTCAGCACATGTGTCGCTTGTTCGGCATTCACTTTGTTGTGTTTGAAAAATCCTATGGTCTCAGTGTATATTGTTCTGTCGTATTCGCGTACGCACAATTTATTAAAGGTGTACACGGTGTCATCTCCACCGATACCTTCTGAGATATCAGTTGTGATTACAAAGTAGTCGTTTTTAGCCTTCTGTAAGTCGTATTCCGGATGCCAATAGAATTTGTCAGCTAACATAACTCCCGGTAACTCTCTCGGTTTGAACTCAAATGCCTCATGCTCGAAACGAGATATAATCTTAGTGTCAATCAAAGTGTTCGCATTGATGTCAAAGTTAGTTCCGAATTGCGCATTGAACGCCTCTTCTGAGCCGTAGTTCGCTACTTGCAAACGATGCCACTCTTCATCTCTCGGCACGAACCTCATCTGCTCTGGGTCCCACTCTGGTACCTCATCCCAGTCGGTTTTGAAATGAGCATACTCGTTCTCTCCTGCCTCGGCTGCTTTGTAAAGTTTGTAGAACAAGTTGTAGCCGTTCTGAGTGCTAGTTATCATAAATCTTGCTTTACCGGCGGTTATAGTAGGAAACAAGTTATTGTAGAACTTATCCAATATAGTTGGTTTGATATGAGCAAACTCATCGGCCAACACACAGTGGAAGGTGAATGAAATACCTGAATTGATAGTTGTTGCTTCTGCCATCAGTCGGCAACCATTGTCAAGAACAATCTCACCTTCATTCCACTTGTATATACCGGGTCTCAAAAAGTAAGGTAACTCAATGAAAATCTTTTTCGCTTTGTCCAAGATTTCTACAGCGGTTTTTCGTTTGTTACCCAACACGAGTGCGTTCTTGTCTACATTGAACAATATATAATGTAGCATAAACAATGCAGAGGTAGTAGTGTTGTGCGAAAGTATTCCATTTGTGTAATATCTTGAGTTATCATCCATTACCGTCAAATCACACATATTCTGTGAAAAAATGAATTGTTTTATTTCTACAACCTCTTCTAAACCATCTTCGGTAAAAATCTTGTCTCCTATTTTAAGTTCATCACAGAATACCTCTTGTAAATCATTTATGAACACTTTATGTAAGTCTGCACATTGTAAAGTATGGTTTTTCGTTTTTATAGTCCATATCTTAAACTTTCGTGTCTCGTGTAAAAAACCTGCATCTTTCCAACCAGTGTCTGTAAATACTTTTACATTTTTTAGTGCAAAAGAATTTACAATTTTACCAGTGCTATCTAAATTATACTTTGGTTTATCAAAACAGTCAAGTACGTATAATAAACTATATATTAAGATTTTAAGAAGTTTATGCATTTCTCTATTACATATTCTTTATTTAATAAGTATTCATTCCCCCATACAACAAATACATCATATCCATTTTGCTTTGCTGCATTCAATTTTTCTTCATCCTCTTTCCATATCTCATAGGCAGTTATCTTCTTTGTTCGATGTACAAAATCTTTCTGATATATTTGAGGATTGCAATGCCAGTAATCACCATTATACTCTATAAACTTGTGGTTGTATTCAAAATCATATGCATAATGTTTACCGTTAAAAGTAATGAACTTTTGTTTTATTGGAATCTCAATGCCAAGTATTCTACAAAGCTCTGCGACTAATTCAATTTCGTGCTTTGATTTGGGCGTTCTGTTATCACCTAGTTTTGTAAAATTTTCTTGTAATTTTTTAATCCATTTCTTTTGTCTTTGTTCAAATACTTTTTCTCCTTCTATTTTACCATACTTTTCAATACATTTCTCTAGTGAAAAAGTTCTTTGTCTATTATTTCTTAATATCTTTGCTTCTTCTTCACTATACCCTCTTTTTGTATAATACTCCAAAGTATTTGTATGGTTTTCCTTTATATACTTCCTTTTAGAAATGAATTCTGCTCTTAAACTTATTATTTCTTCTTCTGATAAATCAGGAAATCTCTTTTTGTAATACTCCAAACTATAAGGACTGTTTTGCTTTCTTAAATGTTCCGGACGGTTTGTTTTACTACAAGGATTGTTTTGACCTAATTTTTTATCAAGTTGTTTTTCCTGTGATTGTTTTACTGCTTCCTCTCTTAACTTCTCACATTCCTCTAGAGTTTTATCAGGATTTTTTCTTATGTAGTACTCTATACACTGATAATTTGTACTTTTTGTGTATTGTTTATGTAACTTGTCGCACTCTTCATAAGATAAATCCGGATTGTTTTTAATCCAGTACTCTATATATTGTTTATAATTTTCTTTAACTCTTTTCATCTAGTTCTAATTGGTATAGCTTTTTGTAAAGACGATATTTCAATTTCCATATAAATCTTTTGTCATACAAGTTCTGTAATTCAAATAATGGCAAATTGAAACAATCTTCTTTTTTGCTATAATAATTATACACTAAATAATCCTTTAGCTTGTTGTCAATGTCAAAAATCTGTGTAAAGTCTATTTTTACTTTTGCTACAGTTAAGAATGAAACACATTTACCACACTGACGACATGCGAGATAAATACTCAATCGGTTGTTTATCAAGTGTTTAAGATAATTCTCTTGGTAATTTCTCAGCTTCACATGACGAATTCCCTCTGGTGTCATCAGCTTGCAGTACTTGTTTACAAAATAGATAATGTCAGTAGCACAACGCTTCCATTCAGCGATTTCTTCCTCAGTACGTTGAAATACCAAGTCACCTTTGAGCAACTTGGTATTATTCTCGTAAAAAGGATTTGCTACCAACTTGCGACCGTCCTCCAAACCATGGAGCGCTAAGTTCAACGACTCACTGCTCCATACCATACGCTTGGCGATTACGCCGGATTGGTCTTCTTTTACCGGATTGAAACCGGACATTTTCTTTTTTACTTCCATCTAATTTATTTTTTGTTCTTCCCTTTTAATTGGTCGTTCTTGTGCTTCTCAGCACCATACAACGACTCAGCGGAAGCGGTGATAATCATACTACCTTCTCTCATACCGAAATAGCGGTACAAGTTCTTGATAGACTCTTTGTTGATATCTGGATGAGGTACTGTTGTTTCAGCGTCATCTGTTGCGGTAGGTACAGTTGATGTAACCTCATCCTGTGTTTCAGCACCATACATTTTCGCTGCTTGCAAACGTGCCTGATTACCTCTCTTTTTGAGTACTTTCTCTTTACCTTCAATAACAGTGGCACCCTCATACATCTTCATAATCTGGTCACCGAGCGGAGCATAGAAGCGGCTATCACCACGACCATACATCTGTTCAATACCCATCATATCACGAGGTTTACCATGTTCAAGAGTGACTTTTACTCGCAAACCTGTCGGCATATCGTCCATTCCGAGAGGACCGTAATGTTCAATCTCTGCACCAGTAAGACACAAGTTACCGATTTCAAGCAATGGAGACATCGGATTACCGATTGTCAAGTGCCAGTTTCCTACAGGAGCAGATGATAGCAAAGACGCCATCGGGAATTTCTGAGGACGACCAAGTTTATTAAGTACACCGCCGAGCAACATACCACCGATATCTTTCGCAAGGTACCTGATTTTTTCAATTGTGCTTTCTCCTTTTACACCATTTGAGAATGCTTTTGAGCCGTCGTGTACAGACTCTATGAAAGCATCATATACAGCACCTGGATTGTTAAGACCACCTTTGTCAGCAAGTTTGAAGATAGGTAAGTTGTTGAAGATATTGCTCTGAGCAGCACCGAGAAAACGACGTTCTCCACCCCAGAATGTACCGAGTGTGTATGTGGTAGCCAAGATATTTCCGAGCAAGTCAATCATTGCGGCTTTTCCATTTACACCGTAATAAGAGCGTAGTTCGTAATCAAATGTGAGTGAAAACTTCTGCTCAAAGTTAAGACCGCGTTTGCGCTTCTTGGTTTTATCAATAACATCAATAGGACCATACACACGGTTCTTATCATATTGTGACTGCCAAGTACCTGCTGGATAAGGTAGAGAATCTCCGCCACCGCCAATCATACCATTGAATACTTTTTGTCCAGAGAAGTTAGTTCCGGCCATACCCCGCATAACTTGTGTGCGATACTTAGAGTTAGACATATTGAAGATAGACTGTAATGTACCACCTTCACCTACTTGCTGTTCTTGAATTTCTGCTGTCAAATCTTCCCACTGAACACCGTAAGAGTATTTGAGGATATTTGACATCTCATTTCCAGGAGTACCCATCCATGTGACAAGTCGTCCACAATCAGGCATGTGGTTCTGAATGAGGTCCTCTTCATCTAAGTACATACGCTTATCAATCTTGTCACCACAAGGTGCAGGAAAACGACGTAGTGTAATCAGGTAGTTGTTCGGAATTTTACCAAGATGCTTGCAATATGCGAAATCGGAGTAGTTATATATCTGTCTACCAAGCGTTCCGTCTGCTGATGCGTCTACTAAATCCTTTATAGTACACGCGTGTAGCTTGCGCATATCACGACGGGACTCAGGGTTATCCAATAGAGGCATATTCGCATCTTCTCGCATAAGAGCGTAAGGTAATACTGCATTGTACTGGTTGAAAAGCGATTTCATACCTGGCGCTGACACTTCGCTGTCTGTTCCTGATTTCTCAATGATTGACTGCATTGGCACAGCAAAAGGTTCCCAATACCGATATGTGTCAAATATTTTCTCTTCTTCAGACGACATCACGCCTGCATCCAGTGTCGCAATACGAGATGAAATAATCGGACTGATTGTAGAGTTCGTAAAAATTGATTTAGATACTGCCATAGTTAAAAAGCTTTTTCTAAGCAAATTATTATACAAATAATACATTTTGAAATTACAATTATTTAAGCATGGCCAACAGTTTGACTGAATATTTGACACAAATGCAAGAACTTACCAAAAAGAATTTGGAAATCTTGCAGGCCTTAAACAACTCTTTCTATACCAAGTCTGAGCACTTGGTTGTAACCGTTGATAACAAGCAGTATGTAATTCCTTCATTCCTTTCGCTTGAGAACAAGTTGAACACATTGGAGGATAATCTTCAGAATTTGGTGAATGCACCGAAGACTGGCGATGCTTGTTTCAATTTCGACGGCAACACACAAGAGATACAAGTTAAAGGATTTACAAACGTTCCTTGTACGGCGTTTGAAGGATTGGACATGGAGAATGTCGCCGGTATAAAAAATTTCTCTTCTCTCAAGAATGAGATTTTCAAGGATTTTCTAACACCTACTCCATACGTGAAAATTGACCTCGCTCAACTGCCCGATGACATTCATCAAGTGAATGTGAAAAAGATAGCTGTTTCAAATACGGAACTGATTGGTATGTTGAAAGAAGCATCTGGTTGGATAGAAGGTGACTCTACACTCGGCACTTCAGACTCAGTGTGCCGACCGCTTGACTATGCGACAGTAGTTAAAAAGCTGTACGCATTCAATGAAGGTGAAGATTACGTTTCTTACGACAAGTTGTACACATTGCCTATTCGTTATCAGTTGGGTTCTGGAAAGTACTCAATCAAGCAGATTGTAAACAACTGGACTGATGATAATTTTGTAGAGCATTACGAACTCGTTTTAGACAATATTATATATAAGGTCGCTGACGAGACAATTGAGCGTAATCTTTTGGATGGTCATTATCTTATTACAAACAATGATAAAGTGAAGCTGTTGATTGAGTCTGTAAATGTGTCAGCAAAGACAGTGACAGTCGCAGTAGAGAACGGCGGTTTTGCTGATTTGTGTACTGACCAAGATGGTAGTGTAGATTTGAGTACACTCAAATACTTCGCAGTAGGCAACGTTAACAACGACAAGTACTTGAATATTCCGCTTGAGGAAGACCAGTATGTTCTGGTGTTCTTGGCACCTATACAGAGAAACACACTTATCCAGAGTGCATGGAAGGATGGTCTATTCTTCAATGTGTTTGGTCTAACCAACTCTGATGGTGTAAGTTACAAAGATTACTACGACAATTTTGTTACTAATATCGGTGATAAGTTGTTCGGTATTGTTTCTATGGCAGAGAAAGACTTTGTCAATATCGGTGAACAAGAGTTCAACAACATGACCAAATCTAAGCCGGTGATTGACTTGGATGCTATGAAAGTAACACTCATCAATAAACACATGAGCAATTCAGAGACAATTTCTGAGTTGTACCGATTGTACAAAGAGAAGCAAGAGTACAAGACAACTCTCGCAAATGTACAAAATGAGATTGATGACATCAAGGGCATTCTTTCTTCACTCTCGTTCGAAGATACCACCAACAACCGTACAATTTACACGGACCAGCTGAAATCTTTGGATGAGCGCAAGAATGATTTGATTAGCAGTATCACAAGTTGTATTCAGCAGATTTCAACAGCTGCTACTGACACTGATACTCCTGTAGATAATCCGAAATATCACATTCGTGGTTTCTTTGATTACGAGGACTTCCTGAGTAAAAACTCTATCAACGGACACAATGTAATCAAGCTTGAAGTGCAATATCGCTACAAGAACGCAAATCGCACCACCGGCAACGCTGAGTCCATTGATACAAACATCTTCTCTGACTGGAATATTATGCAGTCTGAGTACTTATTCAGAGAACCAGAATACGGAACTAACTACAAATACAGCTATCCAGCAGACACATCGTCTGTGAATGTTCCTTCTTTCAACCAGATTGATATTCCTATCTCTCAAGGTGAAACTGTTGACATACGCATGCGCGTTGTGTACGCAGCAGGTTTTCCATATGTGAAGTGCACCTCTGATTGGTCAGAAATCGTAAATGTTGAGTTCCCGATTGAATTGCGCAAGAACATCACTGTACTTGACCTTATCAAAGAGAACAACGACGATACTAAGAAAGAGCAGTTCAAAGGATTGTTGCAGAAGATGGGTGTTGACGACCACGTATCCGATACAATTGTTGACCAGAACGATACTTTCCTGCACGGACCAGATAGAATTGCTTCAGGCTTCTATACTGCCGAGAGACGTGTTATCCCATTACGTGACAAGTTACAGTCGCTTACAGACGAATTAACTGCCGTTAAAGACGAAGTTTTCGGTACTGATGCAGATAACATAATGGTAACTTTGAATGACGGTACACACGAGTTGACTATCAATCCGATGTGCTCTAACACATTCAGCCTTGCTGATTTCCAAGAGGAGTCTATCAAAGATGAGGCAGGTGTCGCAAATCAGACAGTTGTATTGAGTATTCAAAACAACTCAAAGAAGAACTTAAAATTGTTCTCTTTGTTCCCGGGTGATTTTGAACAGCCTGTCACATCATCCCTGCCGAACAGTAAATTCTTGAACGACGATTACTGCTCTTACAGAGGCAATCCTGCATCCGGTTTGTTGGTACCGTTCTATGTTGACAAAGGTGATGGCCAAGGAAATTATGTGTTCCAGCAGCACCAGAACCAGTGGTTGTACTTCCGTTTGAAAAATCCATTTAACGGAGAACCTTATTACCTCACAACTGCTTTTGATGCAAAGACAAACGATATCTTGTATGGCGGCATCAGCGAAGAGAAGGTAACTGGCACAAGTATCAAAAACACATTCGGTATGTATATTTACCCGCATATCAATGATTGGAAAGATGTGTGCATCAACTCTGATGACCATTTGTATTACAAGACAATCAAACCGGGTGAGTCATTGCAAATTCCGATTTCAGCACGTTACTATTTTGGAGGTAGCAGCAACACGAAGTTCTATCAGAAGACTATGTCGTTTGATATTCGTCATTCTCTTTATGAGGACCCAATCAATTACGAGTTCACTATCCGTGCGAACTTCAACGATACTGTCGCATCAAAACAGCTTCGCAAACTCAAGAAAAATAAATACAACCCTGTAGTGGTAAACTAATATGGATTTAGAACTACAACACAAAATCAATAAAGGAGAGGTAGACATAAACAACACTGAGCTGTTTATGTCTGCGCTCTTTAAGGCGCTATCGTACAAACTCAATCAAGAATTGAAATTGCGTGACAAGAAAATTCCGCATTTTGTACTGAACACCGGTGATGATATTATGTACCTTGAGGTGAAAGGTCAAGACTACTCAATTGAACCTAAAGAGATATCAAATGAGAACTTCGTGTACAATTCAGTTCCTCGATGTATTATGAACATGGAAGGAATTGAGGTGCTTGAGGACCAACTGACTTCTCCTTATATTCGTGGTAATTTTGATTACGAGTATGATGACCTGGTTCATGGTTTTAATGCAGAGTTCCGTCGTATGCCTTTGAAATTGACAGTCACATTGAAGTACTATCTTGACAATTTCATTGATACTCTGTCAGTTACACAACAGATTATCTCTCGCTTATTATTTATACAATCGTTTACATTTACCTATATGGGACAGACGATGACTGCGACATACAAGGTGCCGTCCTCTTTCTCTCATGAGAAAAACATCACATTTGATGGCGGCACTACTGACCAGAAATTGCGTACTATTGAACTGTCTTTAGAGGTAGAGACAAATATGCCAGTGTACAACGAGCGCACAGCGATAGAGAACGACAAGTACATTAAAAAACAACATCACGATGTGCTTGTAAAGAATGACTCACACGCTCATGAGTACTAAAAATTCAGGTTTGCAATTACGTTTCAATTCCTTATTATTGAAATAAACAAAGCGATGAATTATGGCTAACGATTTGACACAATATTTCTTAGAATATACCGGGTTGCAAAAGTATGATGCACTTATCAAAAAGCACATACCTATTTACGGAACCAAGGCATATTATGAGAGCGCTGAAGTGAAAGATACTCTTGTTCCACAAGACGGTCAAATAGTAGTGTACACAGATTTTAGAGTTGTACAATCAACAGATGGTAATATAACAACCGCTGGTATTAAAATAGGAGATGGTACAACTGCTGTTGGTTCTTTGAAATTTATTGACTGGTTCTATTGGGACCATATCAATAATTCGGAGATACACGTTACCGCTGACGAGAAAACATTTTGGAACAATAAAGTTACTTGTGAATTGGGTGTCGGCACTGAGAATGAAACACTGTTTTTCAAAAAAGACTAAAAATAAAAAAATATATTTATAAACATGGCAAATTATATTTCCAAGATTGTCCTTCCTGGCGGAACTTCTGCCTATCTTATCAAGGATAATGAGGGTCGTTTGATGATTGCTAACAATTACGTAGTTACTAAGAACTATGCTGTTGGTGATTATTTTGTAAAGGATGGTAAATTTTATGTTGTAACTGTAGCTGGCCCACAAGCAGCTACTGGAGGTCACAGCAGTGAAACTACAGTAGGAGATGAGTTGAAAGCGATTAAGAGCGCAATCTCTTCATCTATGCACTTTATCGGTATCACTAGAACTGCTCTTACCGATGGTGCTGCAACAGCAGAACTTACTCCTTACTCAACTGGTTCTCTTACAAAGACAAGTGGTTTTGTTGACGGTGATGTTGTACTTGTAAAAGATGCTGCCCACTCAGCAGATGGTGATGTAACCGATGAGTTTGTTAACGTAGGTGGTTTGTGGTACAATTACGGTTCTTCAACCCATATCAAAGCACTCGCATTCAAAGACAGCGCTTCTGGTACTTATGTGAAACCTACTGGCGCTGGTAATGTAACTATCAAAAAATACACTGCTACATCTGATTTGGCAACAGATGCCGCTCTTGTTCCTGCGGCAGTTAAATCATACTCTGCTTCAAAGAGCAATTTGGTTACCACATCCATAAAAGGTGTTGCTGCTGATACTGCTACTGCTTCTAGCATTACAAACAAAACAGCTGGTAAATTAGTAACAACAAAAATCAAAGGTGTTTCTGGTACTGAAACAAAGACTATCGGTGGTACTAACGTAACTGTTGCTACTGGTTCCCTTGGTACTGCAGCTGCAGCAAATGGTACTAATCCTTTTGTAAATGCTGTAGTTGGTGCTGTTGCTGGTGTAATTGACTCAGATACTGAGACTTTGTCTTGGACTGCTGCTCCAATTTCTACAACCACAGTTAAACCTGCTGCTTCTGAAACAATTACAGTTGCTAAAGCTGCTGATGCTGAAATTTATGTTGCTACTGGTGCTGTTGCTGCTAACGGTACGGGTTCAGGTGTTGTAACTGATCTAACCTATTCAAGTGTAACTGGTCTTGCTAAGCCTGCTGGTACTGAAACTCAAGTTGCTACTGGTACTGTTGATGCTAACGGTACAGGTGCTTCAATCGCTACAGACGTTACAAGTACAGACTCTTCTGTTAAACATTATGTACTCGGTAATATCGAAGATACTGGTGCTATCCGCGTCATTTCTACCGTTACCGAAGGTACTGAAACCGTTAACGTTACTGTTGGTACTGAAAACGCTACCGTTACAGTTTCTTAATCTCTCAAGTTGCTTGAAATATAGTAACTAATTAGAGGAGTTGGATGTTAATTACATCCAACTCCTTTTTTATTATTTAACAAATAAGATGGATAAAAATCATGGCATTTGAAATTTCAAAAATATTATTGCCGGGAGGTAGTACTCCGTATAAAGTAAAAGACGTGTATTCAAGACAACACGTTGCTTATGCGAGAACTATCTCTTCAAGTACTACAACTGCTTACAAAGCATGCTTCACAGAATATGCTAAGAGTGGCACTGTAGTTCAGTTCACAGGTTATGAGAATGGAATGCAATTGGCAGTTTACTTTACAAAAGCAAACACATCATCTACACAAATCACGTTGCAATTGTGTGAAAGTGATGGTACTGCTTTGAAAGATGCTCAAGGTACAGCATATGCTGCAAAACCTATTTATTTTGATGGTGTAAAAATTACATCTTCAGAGGTACTAATCAATGGAAGAGTTTATTTCTTTATATATGACTCTACATTAGATGGTTGGGTGTTGTCGTCATCTTCCACTAAGTTAGATAACATAACTGGTTCATACACTTATGACCAATTATCAAGTTTAATTGCTAAAAGTGAATTAGTTCCTGGACAAGTTTATCGCTTGATTGATTACCAGTGTACTACAACAGCTAAAAACACACGTTCTGCAGGAAATCAGTTTGACTTGTTGTTGACTGCTGACACAGTAAACTCTTTTAGTCATGTCGCAAGAGCAATTCAATCAAAAAGTATTGATTATTTTTCAAATTGCAATCTCGCTGCTTGGGAAATCCGCTATAATTTTTACAACGATAGCAATTTATATAACTGGGCCGATTATGAAAATGGCAAAGGTGTTATCTATTACATGAAAGATGAGTGGCAAAATGAAGCATACTATGATTTCAAAAATATCCAATACACTGGTTTCAAAGTTGTTAATAGAAGCGCATGTACATCTGCTAATGTAATCACAACAAATTATTTTTCAGCAGCATTTGATAAATGTATGACTGAAGCGAATAAATATTATTACACATTCTCATATATTGATGCAAATGGCGATATTTGTGATAGAACTGTAGTGGGCGATTATTATGTTCGCAATAACTCAATCGGTGTAACAAACAATGGTGCTTCTGAAGAATATGATGATGATAAAGGTTGGTTGAACGTGAATAAGGTGCCTTATACAACGCTTCCCTGGGTAATTTTCACTAATCTAAACTCAGTTAATATTGGTGGTGTTAAATGTCTTGAGTACGCGATTGATAATGTTTTTACAATGTCATCTAATATCATTATTGAGTCGTACTTCTCTTGCAACAATCTCTTTATTGACAGCAGTAGTATTTATCACAACGGCAACGGTATTACAAACAACACATTTGAGCATAGCCATTCTATAGTGTTTGTAACTAACCGTAATTCTCGTTCACTTGATGAAGGTGAAGTTATCCAGAACGTATTTACTCTTTCAAGAGCAAATTTCTTCAAAACCGGAATTCTTAGAAGTAATGTTCTAACAAGCCGTGTTGAATATATTTGCTGTTTAGCATCGCAATTCTCTTACAACAACTTAGACTCTTATGTTTCAAAAATATTAATCAATGCTACATCAAGTGGTATTTTCTATGAGAACAAGATGTCTCAGAATGTAGATACAGTAACTATCAACATTCCGTATTTCAGAGCAAATACGATTATGCCTATGTGTACTTCACTCACTTTGAATAAGGATACAAGCACAACACACTCATGGGCTAAACCTTGTCAGAACAACATTTTCTATCCGTATATCACATCAAAGACAATCAGTCTTGAGAATGGTAACACACATATCAATGAGTACAAAGTTGACAACTCACAAACAATATTAGTATAATTATGACAAAAGGTAACGAAGAACGTAACGAGTATATCGCTGCAGAAGGATGCTTTATTGTTCGCATTGAGGATAATAAGACAATGGGAGAAGTGATATTTTTGGGAGAAGAGGACTCTCTTGACAACTATGAGGACCGTCCATTCACAGAAGAGGAATTTAACGAATTTTACAACTTCCCTGGTAGAATATTTTAATCATAAGAAACAAAATTAACAAATATGCAATATAATTTTAACGATAAAATTGGCGTATCCGGCGTGGTATCAAGAGATTCCTCTCGTGCGCTTCCCACCAACTTTTTCGCTGCGGATGGTAGTTTGCAATCCATCATAATTGACACTGCTCTTAGTGAAACATCAACAAACACTATTCAGAACAAAGCAGTGTATGCTGAATTGAAAAACGTCCGTGAAGTTGCAGAAGGTAAGTGTAAAGCATACGTAGTGGATGATACTGTTGCTACTGCTTTCGCGTCAACTGCCGATGAAATTACAATCACTGCAAGCACTATCTCTATTTACGATGGTACTTCAAATCCGAAGACTGTCAATGTAGCAGATTTGAAGCTTGGTGATGTGTTTTTGGTAAAACAACTTGAGGTTCCTGACCGCTGGGTTTGTGTTACTGGAGTAGGCACTTTGAAACTCCAAAAGCTTGAGAGTAAAATCAATACGGTTCAAGGTGTCACTGGTGTCACTGGTGCTCGTGGTTTGACTGGTGCTCGTGGTGTAACAGGCGCTAGAGGTCTCACTGGCGTACGCGGTATGACCGGTTTCGGTGTCACTGGTATGCAGGGTTGGACTGGTAATCAAGGCTTCACTGGTGCTCGTGGTTTGACTGGTGCACAAGGACAGACAGGTTTCGGCGTTACAGGTATGCGAGGCATACAAGGTGTACAAGGTAACACAGGTGCTAGAGGTCTTACTGGTTTCGGCGTTACAGGTATGCGAGGCGTACAAGGTGTACAAGGTAACACAGGTGCTAGAGGTCTTACTGGTTTCGGCGTTACAGGTAT